ATGTTCGCAAGAATGTAAAGAAACGGCTAATCAACAAACAGTATTTGATCGTCGCACGAGGCGCTGCCAAATCAATGTATGGCTCAACTCTGCAAGGCTATTTCCTGAATGTTGACACCTCTACTACTCATCAGATCACCACCGCCCCTACAATGAAGCAAGCGGAGGAGGTCATGTCCCCTCTTCGTACTGCCATCACCCGTTCGAGAGGACCGTTGTTTCAGTTCTTGACAGAAGGCTCTTTACAAAACACAACTGGTTCCAAAGCGAATCGTACAAAGTTAGCCTCTACAAAAAAGGGTGTTGAAAACTTCCTTACGGGTTCGCTTCTTGAGGTCAGACCTATGAGCATCAATAAGCTTCAGGGTCTACAGATCAAGGTTGCGACCGTTGATGAGTGGCTTTCCGGTGACATTCGAGAAGATGTTATCGGTGCAATTGAGCAGGGTGCATCCAAGGTGAATGACTACATCATCGTTGCAATCAGTTCGGAAGGTACGGTTCGTAACGGAAGCGGCGACACCATCAAAATGGAGTTGATGGACATCCTTAAGGGTGACTACATCAATCCCCACGTTTCGATTTGGTGGTACAAGCTTGACTCCATTGACGAAGTCGGAGACCCGGAAATGTGGCTCAAGGCTAATCCGAATCTTGGAAAAACCGTAAGCTATGAAACTTATCAGCTTGATGTTGAAAGAGCTGAAAAAGCTCCAGCTGCCCGAAACGATATTCTTGCGAAGAGATTTGGACTGCCTATGGAGGGTTACACCTATTACTTCACTTACGAAGAAACTCTTCCGCATCGAAAGAGGGACTACTGGCAGATGCCTTGTTCCCTTGGTGCAGACTTATCGCAGGGCGATGACTTCTGCGCATTTACATTCTTGTTCCCTCTGCCAAACGGTTCTTTTGGCATCAAGACACGAAACTATATTACCTCTACAACTTTAATGAAGCTGCCTGCTGCTATGCGGATCAAATACGATCAATTCATGGCGGAGGGCAGTTTAATTGTTTTAGAGGGTGCCGTACTTAATATGATGGATGTCTATGAAGATTTGGACAACCATATTCAGGAGTGTGGGTACGATGTTCGATGTCTTGGGTTTGACCCTTATAACGCAAAAGAATTTGTGGCGAGATGGGAATCTGAAAACGGTCCGTTTGGAATCGAGAAAGTTATTCAGGGAGCTAAAACCGAATCGGTTCCGCTTGGAGAGCTGAAAAAGCTTTCTGAAGAAAGAATGCTTATCTTCGATGAGGATCTCATGACCTTTGCTATGGGTAACTGTATTACCCTTGAAGATACAAACGGAAACCGTAAACTTTTGAAGAAGCGATACGAGCAGAAAATCGATGCTGTCGCAGCAATGATGGACGCTTATATTGCTTATAAACTCAATCGAGACGCATTTGAATAAGGAGGTGGTCAAGTTGGATGAGATGTACCATCATGGTATTCTCGGTCAGAAATGGGGCGTTCGCCGTTTCCAGAACAAAGACGGCACTTTGACCGCAGCCGGTCAAAAGCGTTTGGAAAAGAAAGACGCAAAGTGGGCTCATAAAAATCACGACAAAATCGTATCTAAAGCCCGCAAAGATGTTTCCAAAGAACTCGATCAGTATGCCAATCAACTATTGAAAAATCCTTCTTCTGTGACATCGAAAGGTAAGATCAGTTCTTCGGCTATCAATTCCTATAATCGGAAAATGGCTGAGTTGATGAATGAGTCCGTTAAAAATGTTACCGCACCTTCGGGGCGTGTCGTTCAGTTCGTTGCAAAACGAGGCGAAGTCGGCGTGCATATGGCTTTGGCCGACAGAGGCTATGATATGCAGCAGCTGAAGAATGGCATTTGGGCTTCCGGCCGGGTTGCCTACAAGAAGAAAAATGTTGATATGGTTTAAGGAGGTGATGATTCAAAATGGAGATGTCTTTTGGTTCCAGACTGAAACATGCTTGGAATGCGTTTACCGGCAATGTTCAAATGAACTACCGGGATTTGGGTATGAGCTATTCATATCGAGCTGACAGACCAAGAATGTCCAGAGGCAATGAAAGATCAATCGTCACATCGGTTTATAACCGAATTGCGCTTGATGTTGCTGCACTGAATATTCAGCATGTTCGTTTGGACGAAAATGGGCGTTTTCTTTCGGTCATCGATGACGGATTGAATAATTGCCTCACTTTGGAAGCGAATGTCGATCAGACGGCACGGTCGTTCGTTCAGGATGTAGTTATCTCTATGTTTGATGAAGGAAGCGTGGCTATTGTTCCGGTCGATACAACGACTGATCCTAATGTGTCCGGTTCGTATGACATTCAGTCTCTTCGTGTCGGACAAATTTTAGACTGGTATCCGCAGCATATTCGCGCTCGTGTGTACAACGAACAAACGGGCAGAAAAGAAGATGTTGTGGTGCCGAAAAGTGCAGTGGCTATCATTGAGAATCCACTGTACGCAGTTATCAATGAGCCAAATTCTACTATGCAGCGGCTCATTCGTAAACTTAACCTACTTGATGTCATTGATGAGCAAAGCGGATCTGGAAAACTCGATTTGATTATTCAGCTTCCTTATGTAATCAAGACAGAAGCAAGACGTCAACAGGCCGAAAATCGGCGTAAAGATATAGAAAACCAGTTGTCAGGTTCAAAGTATGGTATTGCTTACACTGACGGTACTGAGCATATCACACAGTTGAATCGTTCCGTGAACAACAACCTGATGTCCCAGATTGAATACTTGACGAGTATGCTATACAGCCAGTTGGGAATCACTCAGAGCATTTTGGATGGAACAGCGGACGAGAAGACAATGCTGAACTATAACAACCGGACAATCGAGCCGATCATTTCCGCTATTGTTGATGAGATGAAACGAAAGTTTCTGACCAAAACTGCCCGATCACAACACCAGTCAATTTCATTCTTCAGAGATCCGTTCAAACTGGTTCCTGTCAATGATATTGCTGAAATTGCTGACAAGTTTACGAGAAATGAAATCATGACTTCGAATGAAATTCGTCAGGTAGTTGGTATGAAACCCTCTGAGGACCCGAGAGCCGATGAACTCAGAAATAAAAATCTGAGTGCGCCATCCGGTTCCGATCAGCAGTCGGAAGAAATGCCCATTGCCGAAGTTGATTCAGTTGAAGGATCAGCAAGTGATTTGGACGACAAAATCTCTAAGCAAAAATCGAAAAAGTAAGGAGGAAATTCAAAATGAGTAGACCTTTTTCGGTTGAGGCTTGTGATTTCAGCGGCTGGGCAACCCGAAACGACCTTAAGTGTTCTGATGGACGAGTAATTCGTCGGGATGCCTTTAAGAATAACGACGGTATTAAAGTCCCGCTGGTCTGGAATCATCAGCACAACAGTCCTCGTGATGTTCTCGGTCATGCATGGCTTGAGAACCGTGAGGAAGGTGTTTACACCTACGGCTTTCTCAATGATACTGCTGATGGTGAAATTGCGAAGGTCCTTATTAAGCACGGTGACATCTGTGCTCTGTCCATTTACGCCAATCAGCTTCAGCAGGCTGGATCTGATGTGCTGCATGGATGTATTTGCGAGGTGAGCCTGGTGCATAAGGGCGCTAACCCCGGTGCATTTATTGATTCTATGCTGAAGCACGGCGAAATGTCCGACGATGAAGCTATCATCTATACCGGAATGCCTCTCTGTCTTTCTCATTCTGCGGAGTCTAAGGATGATCCAGAAGACGAGGAAAAGAAGAAGGATTCCAAAGAGGACAAGCCTGCTGAAAACAAGGAAGAGAAGAAGGACAATGAAGAGACGATTGCTGATGTGATCGATTCCATGTCTGAGAAGCAGCAGAATGTCATGTATGCACTTATCGCACAGGCTCTCGAAGGCGAACCCGAAAAGGAATCCAAGGATGATTCCGACAACAAATCTGAATCCAATAAGGAGGATAACACAATGAAACACAATGTCTTTGACAACGATCAGCAGAAGAAGACCGAGGTTCTGTCTCATGCTGACCAGGCAAGCATCATTTCTATGGCTAAGTCCAACAGCGTCGGCAGTCTTCGTACTGCTATGGACATCTACGCAGAGCAGAATCCTGACAGTGTTCTGGCTCATGGCATCGATGGTATTGAAACCCTGTTCCCCGAGTACAAGGATGTTCATCCCGGTGCTCCCGAACTGCTTACCACTGACCAGGGGTGGGTAAACGAGGTTCTGAAGAAGGTTCATAAGAGCCCTATCTCCCGTATCCGTACCCGCCAGGCTGATCTGCGTAACATCGAGGCTCTCCGTGCCAAGGGTTATAAGAAGGGTGCCCAGAAGGGTTATGTTGGCAATATTCAGCTGCTCCACAGAACGACTGATCCTCAGACCGTGTATGTAAAGAGTAAGCTTGATCGTGACGACATCATCGATATTCAGGACTTCGATGTGGTGCAGTACCTGTATGGTATTGACCGTATGAATCTGAATGAGGAACTGGCTACGGCTATCATGATCGGTGATGGTCGTGAGGTCGGTGCTGATGGTAAGATCGCTGAGGATAAGATCCGCCCGATTTGGCTGGATGACGAGCTGTACACCATTCATGCTGATGTCGACATTGCCGGCATGAAGAGCACGCTTCAGGGTACCAACACTTCCGCTAATTTCGGCGAGAATTACATTTACGCAGAAGCCGTGATTCAGTCTCTGCTGTATGCTCGTGAGAAGTATAAGGGTTCCGGCACTCCCGACTTCTACTGCACGCCTCATCTGGTCAATGTCATGCTGCTTGCCCGTGACCTGAATGGACGCCGCATTTATGACAAGGTCAGCGATCTGGCTGCGGCTCTGAATGTTGGACAGATCATCACCGCCGAACAGTTCGAGGGTAAGACTCGTACTACCACGGACAGCAAGACCAAGAAGCTTCTGGGTCTGATGGTCAACTTGGCTGATTATTCTCTGGGCGCTACCAAGGGCGGCGAAATCACTCACTTCACCGATTTCGATATCGACTTCAACCAGGAGAAGAGCCTGTTGGAGACTCGTTGCTCCGGCGCCAACACTCGTGTCATGTCTGCTATCGCTCTGGAAGAGGATGTCACTGCCAATATTGGCGGCTAAATTCAGCGAGGAGTGAAAATTCAAAATGGCTAAATTTTATGGAGTAATCGGCTATGCTGTAACGGAAGAGACTAAGCCGGGTGTTTGGACGGAGAAGATCATCGAGCGTATGTACTATGGTGATTTAACCCGTAACACCCGTAGGCTTCAGTCTGCGGAACAACTCAACGACAACATCAATGTTGCGAATGAGATCAGTATCGTAGCCGATCCATTTGCCAATGAGAATTTTCATTCGATGAGGTATGTTGAGTTTATGGGTGCTAAATGGAAAGTCACAAGTGTCGAAGTTCAGTACCCAAGACTTATACTGACTATGGGAGGTGTATACAATGGCGAGCAGGCTTAATCTGCAAACTTTCCTGGAAAAAATCCTTGAAAGCAGAAATGTGTATTTTCAACCTCCTGAGTCGGTAAAAATGAAATACCCCGCTATCGTTTATGCACTTGATGATATCGAAAATGTGCACGCCGATAACGGGGTTTATTCATCTCACAGGCACTATTCAGTCACTATTATTGACTCTGACCCGGATAGTGAGCTTGTCGGTAAGGTGGTTTCTATACCTACCTGCCGATTTGAACGATATTATGCAAGCGAGAATCTGAATCACTGGAATTTCTCGCTCTATTTCTGATAAGGAGGAATATCTTTATGTCCAAAATCATTTGGGATAAAACTGGCGAGCGCCTGTACGAAACCGGCTGTGACCATGGCGTTCTCTATCCGATGCAGACCGGCGGCGTTTATAACAAGGGCGTCGCATGGAATGGTCTGACTGCCGTTACCGAGAGTCCTTCCGGGGCCGAGGCTTCCCCGATTTATGCTGACAACATCAAGTATGTCAACCTGGTTTCTAACGAGGAGTTCGGCGCTACTGTCGAGGCATATATGTACCCCGATGAGTTTGCCGAGTGTGATGGTTCCGTTGAGATCATGCCCGGTATGTACGCCGGTCAGCAGTCCCGTAAGACTTTCGGCTTGGCATATCGTACCATTCTGGGTAACGATACCGATCTGAACGATTACGGTTATAAGCTGCATCTGGTTTATGGTTGTTTGGCAGCGCCTTCTGAAAAGGGTTACAGCACTGTCAACGACAGTCCTGAGGCGGCTACTCTGTCCTGGGAAATCAGCACCACGCCTGTCTCTATCAACAAGCTGGTCAACGGTAAGAAGCTGAAGCCGACCGCCACGCTGACCTTTGACTCCACTAAGTTTAGTGCCGAGTTCATGACTCAGCTGGAAGAGATCCTGTACGGTAAGGACCCGACCACCGATGGCGGCAACGATGGTGTCGAGCCTCGTCTGCCTCTGCCCGATGAGATTATCGAACTGTTCGATAAGACTCTGAATCCTCAGGGCTAATCTGTATAATTATGGAGCCGTATTCAGGTAAGCTGGCGGCTCCTACTTTTTTTAATTTGAAAGGAGAAAAATTCAATGACTAAGGAAACTATCACTTATACCGATCTGAATGGCGTTCAGAGAACCGAAGATTTCTACTTCGACCTGTCCAAGCCTGAAATCGTAAAGATGCAGGCGAGTGCCAAGGGTGGCTACGATGTTCAGCTCAAGAGTATCGCTGCCAGTCCGAATGGGGCGCTTATTATGGAGTTCTTCGAGAACTTTATTAAGACTGCCTATGGCGAGAAGAGCGATGATGGCAGACGCTTCATGAAGTCCGAGGAAATTTCCAGAGGCTTTATGGAAACTCCCGCTTATGAGGTCCTGTTTGAGAAGCTTGTCACCGATGCCGGCGCTGCATCCGAATTTGTCAACCGTGTGATGCGTGCCAACGGCAATAAGCAGGCTGCGCCCATCGCATCTAATTAAAGAAAGCTCGGAGGACTAAGGAATGCTGAAAATTACTGTGCCGGCTG